GATCGAGGTCAGATTGTGCAGATCCTGTCGTATTTTCGCGCGTTCCCGGAGGCTGGATACCGCGCGAACATCACCGAGAAGCGCAAGCTCAAGCTCGGCCGTCAAGGCATCACGTATTTTGCGGGCCGACCTGGTGGGGGAAAACTCCCGCTCGGCATCTGGATGCGTCAGGGCTTCGCGCGCGGCAGCGCCGTCAAGCCGATCATGATTTTCGTGAAGAGCGTGCTCTATCCGGTGCGGCTGCCGTTCGAGTACGTGGGGAGGTTGACGGTGCAGCGGGAATTTTCGGGCGAGTTCGCACGCGCGCTCGCCGAAGCACAGGCGACGGCGCACTGAGCAGATGAACGATCGGGTAGCGCAGCTCGCCTTCCTCGATCCGCGCACGGCGGATCTGCGCTTCTGCAGCGGCGAGACTTGCATTCGCGAGGATCGCGAGCAGCGGATCGAACCCTGTTCCACGTGTATCCGCGCGACAAAGCAGGAGACGGTTGGCGCGTCGATCTACCGGGTGTGGAAGGCGGCCGCGTAATGGCGTTGATGACTCCCGCCGCCTACGCGAAATCGAAGGGGTTGTCGCGCCAGGCGATTCAGCAGGCGATGGACGCGGAGCGCATTCCCTTCGAAACCGATGCGCGTGGTCGGAAACTCATCGATCCGCAGGTCGCTGACGCCGCACTGGCGGCGCTCACCGATCACGCGCACGCAGAAAACGGCAAGGGCAACGCGGGCAAAGCGGGCGAAAGCGATTCCGGTCGTTCGCACTGGATCAACACCAAGACCGAGCGCGAGCGCATCAACGTCGAGCTGGCGCGGCTCGAGCTGCAGGAAAAGCGCGGCGAACTCCTCCGTAAGGCCGAAGTCGAGGAACAGATCGGCCCGATGCTCGCGAACCTGCGCGATGAGATGCTTTCGATCGCGCCACGCGTCGCGCCGGCAGTACTCGCCTGCAAGAGCATTCCCGAGGCCACGCGCCTGATCGACAAAGCCATCCGCGATGCGATGCGCCACGTTGCGGCGAAGATTCCTGCTCCGGAGGCGAGGTCGTGAACCGGACGATCCACTCGCGCGCCCGCACCGCCAAGGTATTCGAAGACACCGTCGAGAGCTTAATCGCTTTCGGCGCTGCGGCCGTGAACATCCCCGACGAATTGCGCATCGCGACCGTGGCATCGGCCGAAGAGGAGAAAGCGCGCGTTGATCGGCCCAACCGAGTGATCAGGGGACTCCTGGCGTTCCGATACCTGGACAACCGCGAATCCAAACTCAAAGCCGAGGCCGCGGAGCTACTCCAGGAGCAGGCGGCGATGATCGCGCGACTCGAACACGAGCTCGCCGAGGCGGATCTGGAATGATGCCCTTCGCCGCCGCGCCGAGCGTGCGCATGCACAGTGCCGAAGCCACGTTCGTGCGCTCCCTGTTGCTCGAGCATTTCGTGCCCAAGGTGGTGTTGCCTGTCGATCTCTGGGCCGATGAGCGGCGGATCCTGCCGCGGGCGACCTCGGCCGAGCCCGGGCCGTTCCGCACCGAGCGCACCCCCTATGCGCGCCAGATCATGCGCGATCTCTCGGAGGACTCGCCCTATCACGACGTCGTACTGATGTGCGCCACACAGCTCGTGAAGAGCGAGACTGGGCTCAACTGGCTCGGCTCGATCATCGATCAATCGCCGGCGCCGACGATGATCGTGCAGGCAACGGTCGAAACCGGCAAGCGCTACTCGCGCCAGCGCATTGCGCCGATGATCTCGGCCTGCCCGACGCTGCGTTCGAAGGTCAAGGACGCGCGCGAGCGCGATTCCGGCAATACGCTGCTCATGAAGAGCTTCCCTGGCGGCGACCTAGTGATCACCGGCGCCAACAGCGCCGCAGGCCTCGCCTCGATGCCGGCGCAGAACATCCATTACGACGAACGCGACGATTATCCGGACGACGTCGACGGGCAGGGCGAGCCCACACGCGTCGCCCGCGCGCGCCAGGACACGTTTCCGCGTCGCAAGCGCCTTACCTCGAGCTCGCCGAAACGCCCCAAAGGCGAATCGCGCATCGAGGCCGAGTTTCTTGCGGGTTCCCGGTTCTATTACCACGTGCCGTGCCCGCACTGCGACGAAAAACAGCGGCTTGAGTTCGAAAATCTCGTCATGACCGCGCCCGATCGCGCCGTTTATCGCTGCCCGCATTGCGGCTCAGAGATCGAAGAGCATCACAAGCCGCGCATGCTCGCCGATGGCGAATGGATCGCCGAGGACCCAGATAACGAGGTCCGGAGCTATCACCTGAACTCGCTGTATTCGCCGCTGGGCTGGCTCTCATGGCTCGGGCTGCTCAAGGAATACCACGAGGCGAAGGCGGCGCAGGAGCGCGGCGACGATGCGCCGATGAAAGCGTTCGTCAATACGCGGCTCGCAAAGACGTTCGCTGAGAAAACCGACAAGGTCGAAAGCTCGGAGCTCAAAGAACGCGCCGAGGACTATCCGTTACGGCTCGTGCCGGCGCAGGCGTTGAAGCTCACCGCGGGCGTCGACGTCCAGGACAATCGCTTCGAGATCCGCGTCGACGCTTGGGCTCCGCGCGAGGAATCCTGGATCATCGACTACGTCGAGCTCCACGGCGATCCCGCACTCGACGAGACCTGGAACAAGCTCGACGCCTATCTCGAGACACGCTTTGCATCCGAAGACGGCCGTAGCCTGACGATCGCTGCTGAGGCGATCGACACCGGCGGCCACTTCACGCACCAGGTGTACGCGTTCTGTCGCGAGCGGACCAAGCGAGGGAAGCGAACGTTCGCGATCAAGGGCGCCGATCGCCCGGGCCTGCCGGTGAAGGGCCGGTCCACCCTGGTGGACGTGAACTACAAGGGCCGGATCCTCAAGCGGGGCGCGCGCCTCTGGTTCGTCGGCGTCGACAGCGCGAAGGATCTGCTCCACAACCGATTGCGCCTCAGGCGCTATGGGCCCGGCTACGCGCACCTGTCGCAAGCCCTCCCGGATCACTTCTTCGAAGGCATGACGAGCGAGGAGCGCGTGCGCCAGAAAACGGCGCGCGGACTGCGCTATACCTGGGTCAAGAAAGCCGGCGGCGGCCGCAACGAGCCCTGGGACTGCTCGGTCTATTCGCTCTTCGCCGCGCACGCGATCGATCTGCCGGCCTACACCGAAGCCATGTGGACGCGCGAGCGCGATCAACAGGAACGCGCGAAGCCGGTGCCGACGCCGCCGCCAGAGCAGCCAACGCCGCCGCAGGCGGTGACGCGCGCCGCACCGCGAGCGGTGCACGATTCCGGCTTCGGCTCGCGAGAATGGGCGGAGCGCTTCTGATGGCTTTCACGCAAGCCGATCTCGATGCCATCGATCGCGCGATCACACGCGGCGAATCGCTCGTGCACATCGACGATAAGGAGATCCGCTACCACTCGATCGACGACATGCTCAAAGCGCGCGAGGCGATCAGCGCGGCGGTTAAGAGCGCCACGAATCCCGATCGCACGGTGCCACGCTTCCAGCTTGCGGATTTTTCCGATGACGGGATCGTTTAACGCACTCGACCGCGCGATCGCCTGGTTCGCCCCGGCGACTGCGGCTCGGCGCGCCCATTATCGGCGCGTGCTGGCGTACTACGAAGCCGCAGATCCATCGCGGCTGCGCAAGGGACGGACCTCTCCAGGCACCGGCAACCTATCGGTCATGAAGGCGGGCAGGGCGCTGCGCGAGCAGGCGCGCTACCTCGAGCAAAACCACGATCTCGCCCGCGGCGTGCTCAATGACCTGGTCAATAAGGTCGTTGGGCCGAACGGCATCGGCATCGAGCCTCAGCCGCGCACCGCCGCGAACGAAATCCACGAGCTCTTCGCCGAGCAGATCGTGGCGCTCTGGAAGGATTGGTGCTACCGGCCCGAGGTTACCTGGCAACACGACTGGGTCTCCTGCCAACGGCTCGTCGCTCGCTCCTGGCTGCGCGATGGCGAGACCTTTACCCAACTCGTGCAGGGCACGACGCCGTATCTGAACCACGGCACGCTCGTGCCGATGTCGCTTGAGATGATCGAAGCCGATCTTGTCCCGTTCGAATACAGCCTGCCGCCCACGATCACCATGGGCGTCGAAGTCAACGCCTGGGGCCGCTCGGTTGCGTATTGGGTGTTGCTGCAACCGCCGGGCGACACGTTGCAAGGTTTCGCGATCGTGCCCAGCAACTTGAAGCGTGTCTCGGCGGACCGGATTCTGCACCTGGCGCTCCGCGATCGCATCCGCCAGTTTCGCGGCGTCTCAGTTTTCGCCTCAGTGCTGCAGCGCTTCGACGACCTCAAGGATTATGAAGAGAGCGAGCGCGTTGCAGCGAAAGTCGCGGCGAGTATGGCGGCCTACATCAAGAAGGGCACGCCCGACGACTACACCAACACGCCGACGAGCTCAGACGAGCCCGAACAGCGACAGCTCAAATTCCGCGCGGGCATGGTGTTCGATGATTTGCGCCCTGGCGAGGACATCGGCACGATCGACACACGCCGTCCGAGCTCGGCGCTCGATCCGTTCCGTGACGCGATGCTGCGCGCCGGCGCATCGGGAGTGGGGGCGAGCTTCAGCTCGATCGCCAAAAAATACGACGGCACCTATTCGGCTCAGCGCCAGGAGATGGTCGAGAGCTTCGCAAATTACGAAGCGCTCTCGAACGCTTTCACTTCGCGTTTCGTCTGCCCGGTCTACGAGGCCTTCATCGCGACGGCGATCGCCGCCGGCGCGCTCAAGGTGCCGGCGGATGTTTTGCCGCAAAGCGTCGGCGACGCGATCTACATTCCGCCGCGCATGCCATGGATCGATCCCGAGGCGGAGACCAACGCCGACATTCTTGCCGAGGGTTCGTGCATCGAGTCGGGGCCGCAGATCATTCGCCGGCGCGGCGGCAACCCGCGCGACGTGATCGCTCAGGAGGCGGCGTGGCGCAAGCGCCTCGCCGCAGCTGGTATCGCGCAGAACCTCAATGCCCAGGTGCGTACACCTTCGGTCGCCACGCCCGCCGGAGGCGCGCGCCGCCAGGTGAACGCGCATTCAGGAGACTGACCTCATGACCGTCAAACTCAACTCGAGCGCGAAGTCGCATGCCTCCGGGCTCATCGCCGATGGCAAGGTCGACAAGACATCCTCTTGGTCGATCTCGGCCGACGAGGAAAACGCGATGCTGGGCTCGAGCGGCGATGACTGGGCGAACTACGCCAAGCAGCATCTCGGCGAAGACGACGGTGCGGCGGAGAAGACAAAACAACGCTACAAGTACCCGTACGGCAAAGATGGCAAGGTTTATCGCTCGGCGCTGACCGCCATCCGCCAGCGCGCAGCGCAGAACGGGGCGACGGCGATCTTCGACGCCGCCGGCGCGCTCATCAAAGAGATCGACGGCGAGACTGCTTCGCTCCCGGGTCACTTCCAGATCCTCGCTAAAGGCGAAGCGGCGACCGAGATCCTGATCTACGGCGATATCGGGGACTCGTGGGACTCCGAAAGCGTCACCGCAGCGCAATTCGTCCGCGACTTGCAGAACATCGAAGCCGATACGATCAACGTTCGAATCAACAGCTACGGTGGCGCCGTCTCCGATGGCCTCGCGATCTACAACGCGCTCAAACGCCACCCGGCAGTGGTCAACGTCAGCGTCGACGGCATGGCGATCTCGATCGCGAGCCTGATAGCGATGGCTGGTGACACGGTCGAGATGGCCGAAAACGCGCTGATGATGATCCACGCGCCATGGGCGCTCGCCATCGGCAACGCCAAGGACATGCGCGACACGGCCGACATCCTCGATCGCTACGCGGCCGCGATGGCCACGAGCTACGCGAGCAAGACGAAGAAATCGAAAGAAGACATGATGGCCCTCCTCGCCGACGGCGAGGATCACTGGTTTGGAGCCGAAGAGGCCGTTGCGAGCGGTTTCGCCGACTCAATCACCGCTGCGGTGAAGGCCCAGGCGCACTTCGACCTGAGCCGTTATCGCGGCTCATCCGCGGCCCTTGCCGCTCTCAACAGCAAAGGAAAGACCATGCCAAGCGCGAACCCGGCGGCGGCGGCGGATCCCAACAAACCCGCCAATCCCGAACCCGCCAAGCCCAACCTGACCCTCGTGGAGGGCGGTCGTACCAAGGAGCAGATCGCCGAAATCAAGACAGCCTTCGCAGCGTTCATGAAGCGCGACGGCGTCGCCGAGCTCTACACCTCGGTGCTCGAGGATCCTGCGATCAGCGTCGAACAAGCGCGGGCGCAATTACTCGCGCAGCTCGGCAAAGATAACGAGCCCGCCAACCCGCAGCGGCAAGCGGCAGTCGAAATGGGCGCGAGCGAACGCGACAAGTTCATCGAAGCGGCCGCGAACGCGTTGCTGGTGCGGGCGCACCCGGCGTCGGGCAAGGACAGCATCGGCTCATCGAAGCTGGTGATGGAGATTCGCGCCACGATCGGGCAGAACCCGTACCGCGGCATGAAGCTGCTCGATCTGGCGCGCGCATGCGTCGAACGCATGGGTGTAGACGTGCGCGGCATGTCGCAGAGCGAGATCGTGATGGCCGCCTTCAATCCGAAGGCCGTGCGCGCCACCATCACCCAGACCACGAGCGACTTCCCGGTCCTGCTCGAGAACACGCTCAACAAGACGCTGCAGGCCGCGTACGCGACCACGCCCGACACCTGGCGCAGTTTCTGCGCGACGGGCTCCGTCGGCGACTTCCGCGCCTCCAATCGTTATCGCGCCGGATCCTTCGGGAATCTGAGCACGGTCAACGAAGCCGGCGAGTTCAAGTACATCGCGATCCCGGACGGTGAGAAGGCGAGCGTCAGCGCCGGCACGAAGGGCGCGCTGGTCAACGTCTCGAGGCAGACGATCATCAACGACGATCTCGGCTTCCTGAACAGCACTGCCGCCGGCTTGGGCCGCGCCGCGAACCGCAGCATCGAGGTCGACGTGTACGCGTTGCTTGCGCAGAACAGCGGCCTTGGGCCGACGATGAGCGACACTTACACGCTGTTCCACGCGAATCACGGCAATATCAGTGCGACCGGCGCGATCGCGGTCAGCGTCTTCGATGACGCACGGGTGAAGATGGCGTCGCAAAAGGACGTCTCAGGGAACGATTACCTGGACCTCCGGCCGCGCACGCTCGTCATTCCGATCGGCAGCGGCGGCAACGCTCGGGTCATCAACCAGTCGCAATACGATACCGAGGTCAGCAGCAAATTCCAGGTGCCGAACCGCGTCGTCGGTCTGTTCCAGCAGATCGTCGACACGCCGCGGCTCTCCGGGACGCGCTTCTACATGTTCGCCGACCAGGGCATCGCGCCGGTCATCGAGGTCGTGTTCCTCGACGGCAATCAGGAGCCCTTCGTCGAGATGCAGAACGGCTTCGAGGTCGACGGCGTCGTGTGGAAGGTCCGCCTCGACTACGGCACGGGCGTGATCGACTACCGGGGCGCAGTCACCGGCGCCGGCGCCTAAGCGCGAGCGCGAGACTCTTCAGCAACCCTCACAGAAAGGAAAAGGAACCATGAACCTGAAATGCAAACTCGTGCTGGCCGCGCTCTTGGCGGTCGTCGGGATCTCGGCCGCGTTCGGCCATCCGATTGTGTCTCCGGAGACGCTGGTCCTGGGCGGGGCGCTGCTCGCGACCAATTACGTCCAGGACGGCGGAACGCTGGACTTGGCGCCTGGTGCCGACGTCACGCGAGGCGTCGGCTATCTGTTCGGCGCGGCGCTCTTCGGCGTCGCCCTGACGGATGCGAAAAACGGCGTGGTCTCCGCGTTTCGAACCGAAGGCGTGGTGACCATCGGCAAGACCTCGGCGCTCGCGATCTCGGTCGGCGACCGACTCTTCTGGGACGCGACGAATAAAGTCGTCAACAAGACGACCACCGCGCAGCAACAGGTCGGGATTGCCGTCGAAGCGGCGGCGAATCCGAGCGCGACCGTCAAGATGAAGCTCATCTCGGCGTTGCCGGTCGCGACGTAATCGCCGCGGACCATGCCACCGCTCGCTCCGTCGGAGTTCATGGCGGCCTTTGCCGCGCATGGACTCTTGACGGACGCGAACGGAGCTCCGGTCCAGGTCGTATGGACCCCGGCCGGCGGCGCGGCAACGCCGATCAATGCACTGCGCAAAAAGGCCTTCGCGCTGGCATTGGGCGAGGTCGATGGAAACAAGCCGACGTTGGAATGCGCCGCCTCGGACGTCGCGGGAATTGCGCGCGACGACGCGATCGCTGTCGGAGCCGACAGCTATGTCGTCGTCGACGTTCAACCGGATGGGAAAGGGTTCGTCGTCTTGATCCTTCAGGAGCAATAAAAGATGCTGACCACAAGCGGGCGGAACCAACTTCTGGACGCGACGGACATCGCATACGCGTCCCTGCACACGGATTATCCCGGGACGACGCAAGCGAACGAAGTCACGGGCGGTTCGCCGGCCTACGCCCGGAAAAGCGTAACGTTCGCCTCGGCGGCGTCGGGAAGCAAGGCGTCGAACAACGCGCAGACCTTCGACGTCCCGGCCGGGACTACGGTGCGTTGGATCGGCGGGTCGACGGCGTCGACCGCGGGCAGCGGCCGTGCCGTTTCGCCGAACGGGGCGACGCCGCAGGAATTCATTACCGACGTGACGAATGACAAGATCCAATGCCCGGCGCACGGTTACAGCGCCGACCAAAAGATCGTGTTCTACGGAGGCACGCCCCCGGGCGGGTTGACGGCGGGGACGATCTACTTTGTCAAGGCGCCGGCGACCGACGATTTCCAGGTCGCCGCAACCGCGGGCGGTTCGGCGATCAACCTGACCTCGCAGGCAGTCGCCGACTGCGTCGTGTCGAAGATCGTCGAGGAAAGCTTCGGCGCGCAGGGCACATTCACGCTCGCGAGCGGCGCGTTCACGATCGCGCTGAATAACTAGGGGAACGGGGAAAAATGGCGCAGTGGTTCGCGATCTACGCCACGATCGATGGCGGGCTTCGCTCCGTCGGTACAGTCGTTGCCGCGCCGCTCCCGACTGGTCTTGCGAGCACAGCTCTCGACGCCGCGACGAATGCGAAGCTCGACGCGCAGCAATCGCCGGGCGTGTGGAATACGGTCACGCATGTCTTTGACGCGGGGCCGGTGCTGCATTCGATCCTCACGCTCCGCCAGTTCTGGGACCGGTGGACCGCAGCAGAACGGGAAGCGCTCAAGAATTTGGAGCTGACCGGGACGCAGACGCAGAAGAACAAGCTCGGCGCGTTCAAGGATTACGTTCACGATGCGGGCGCCGTCGATTGTAATGATCCGTATATCCAGACCTCGGTTAACCTTGCGGAAAGCTCCGGGATCATCGCGGCGGGGCGCGCGGCGGTAATTCTCGCATGAGGCGCTTCCATGCCTGACTTCGGCGGCCTCAGCGGATACGGGCGGACCAGCTCTCTGATAGGCACGTCCCTGACCGCGCCGGGCAGCGTCAACACCAAGGGAGCGTGGACTCAGGTAACTTCTTCGGCGCCCTTTGATGTTGCTTGGATGAGCCTCGGCATTCGCGCGGCCCAAAGCGATTTCGCCCTTTTGGATATAGGGGTCGGGGGCAGCGGTTCGGAGCAGGTGGTCATTCCGAATGTTCCTTTTACGGGCAACGTGAACGACATTTACGGTGGTCCATACGACTACCCCATCAGCATCCCGGCTGGAACGAGGATAGCCGCGCGCTACCAGAATAAGAGCGCGATGTCGACGACTCTCATGATGATCCTATGCGCGGCTCCGATGCTACGCATCCCGGAGGCTTCGCGAATAATCGATTGGGGATCAGATCTTTCGACGAGTCGGGGGACGAGCTGCGGCACGTCCTACACGCAGATCGTCGGTTCTACAGACTTCGCTACGCGCTGGATTCAGATCACCGGACTCGCCAACGGAACCCAAGAACAGGACTGGTGGTTGGCGGTGGGCGGTAGCGGTGCAGAGCAGGAAGTCTTTCGTTCGCATGACCTCATGCGCGGAGCGCCGACGGTATACAACGGGCTGAGCATCCACACGCTGCCGTTGTCGATCCCGGCGGGGACGCGCCTCTCCGGGAAGTCGAGCGCGAACGCGACGTTCATGAGCGTTTTGGGGATCGGCTGACGTGGCTCTCTCATCCTTCGCAAACGGAACGCAGTCGGCATCTATCGGTACGGAGCACACGCTCGGCACGCCGAGTTCTCCTGGGACCTACCTGCTTGTGGTCGATACGACCAACATGCAGAACGGCGACACGTTAGAGCTGCGCGGTAAGAGCGCCGCGAAAGCCGGCGGCTCAAACATCCAATTCTTTTGCGGGCAGTACGCCAACGTTCAGGCTGATCCCATGAAGATAAGCGTGCCGATTCCTGCTGTCGACGGGTGCACGTTCACGTTGAAGCAGGTCGCGGGCTCTGGGCGCAATTTCGACTGGAATATTTATCAACTGTGAACTCGTATTCGTTCCTGATTGAGTACCTCCTGCCCACGCCGCCGACCTCGGCGCAGAGTACCGTGATCCAACGCATTCCGGCGCACATCCAGCAGCCGATCATCGTTGGCTTTGCTCGATGAAAAAGGGAAATATCGCTATGAACCCACAAGACATTCGGATGCGCGTGCGCCATTACCCTTCTTTCGCGCCGACGTTCGATGAGCAAGGCAGGCAGCTCACGCGGGCGCAGCTGCAACAGGGCGCGAACAATTGGGTCGAGACGCTGGACAGCGTCATCGCCGACGGAACGCAAATCTCCAACACGACGACCGAGACGATCGTCTTTCCCGACTTCAGTATCCCGGCGTACTACATGGTCCCGGGACGCACGCTCGAAATAAATGCGAGCGGCGTTATGTCGAACGTCGTTACCACGCCTGGAACGCTAATCTTTCGTATCCGTTGGGGCGGCGTCACCGGCACCATTCTTTGCGCCACGGCCGCGCTGGCGCTCGACACGACTGCGCGGACGAATTCCGCGTGGCGTCTGCAAGCCGAGATTGTGTGTCGTGCTACAGGCTCGTCGGGCTCCTTCCTTTCGGACGGTATCGTCTTTAACAACACGCTGTCATCGACCGCCGCGAATCTGCTCCCGGCCTTGATGGGCTCGGCGGGTAATCCGCTGGCGAGCGCGAATGCCGCCGTGACGGTCGACACAACGGTCGCGAAGCTGCTGAGCCTGACGGCGCAGTTCAGCGTTTCCACGAGCCCGACGAACCTGACCGGACAGAAGCGGATCATCAAGGTGATCAATTGATGCATACTCATTCTGACCGCTTGGAGAGGTGGCTCGGCCGCGAGGCGGTCGCCTCCGTGTCGCGTTCGATGCGCGGCTTCTACTGGCCGATTGCGATGCACGGCGTCCCTGGCGCGGTGTACGCGATGCCGGGTGGCGACTTCGTTGGCGAGATACGCGGCGGGAGCGAAGCATCTGCCGCTGATCGAGCTCTCGACACGCTGCGTCGCGTCCGGCGCAATCGTTTCGCTCGGTCGGCCATGTCGCGGCGTCAGCTCGGCGCGTTCGCGAACCTGTCAGCGCTCATAAACGCAGCGACGGGCGGCAAGGCGCAGAACCTTACGTTCCAGAAGGTCGGCTCGGCGGTCAGCGCGGTCGGTGGCGCGGAGGACCTGTTCTACGTTGGGAACCTGCCGTCCGCCGGCGGCGCCGGGGCTGCGACGCCTGGAGGCACGTCTCCGACGAACGCGACGACTGGGGCACTCGCTTTCGCCAACCCAGCGAACGCGAACACGGCTCATTTTGTGACGGGGTACGTCACCGGCAGCGTCGTCGCGAACACGCTTCTCCTGTACGACCGGTTGTTCAGCGTCCTCAAGACGGCTAGTTCGAGCGCGACGGAATCCGTTACCGGCACGTTCTCGCGCTACCAGAGCCAGACGGCGACCGATCCGGACTACATCGGCGGGAACCTCTGCTTCCCGTCGATCAGCGCGACGATTGCGAATACCGCGCACAACTGGACCGTCTGCCAGTACACGGACCAAGCGGGGAACACGGCGAATAGCTTTCCGTCGATCGCGGGGATCGCGGCGGCGACGAACCTCAACTTGGTCGACCTAGCTGTCACCAATTGGTTCATGCCCCTCGCTGCGGGCGATGTTGGCGTCAAGGCGCTGACGCAGCTTCAGTGCTCGTCGGCGGCGATCACGGGTTCGGTGAACTTCAACGTGGCGCATCCGATAGCGTTCTTCCCGTGTCCGGTTGCGAACATGGTGTGCGTTGCCGATGGCATCAACACGGCGTTCAATTTGACGCTGATCTACGACAATGCCTGTCTCGCGTTCCTTGAAATGCCGAAGCCGGCGACGACTGCGACGACGTACAGCGGTCTGCTGACCCTTGTCGCCGAATAGAGCATGAGCATCCGTTATCGCTTCGCCGTCACGCGCATAACCGCGCTGTCGGCCGGTCAATGGACAAGCAGGATCGGCGATCGCGACTCGGAAAGCACCATCCTCCGCATCGAAAGTGCGGCTCTGCTGACGAAGGGGCTGAACGCAAGCTATCCATTCTCGACGCTAGTTCCCGCTGGCGGCGGCATTGCGCCGAGCATTCCCGCAGGGCTAAAGGCGGAGCGTGGTCGCGTCGGTCCCGGAATGCGCGCACTGCTGCGGTGGGAGTTGCCGACCATCAACTTAGGCGCGCGACCTGGATTCGATCCGGTCACGGCGCCCGCGGGAGTAAACGGTTCGGCAGTTTTCGGAGGCGGCGCGGCTTGCGCAGGCGCAGGCAGCAAGGCCGCGAGCAGCACGATCGCCATGATCGCCGGTGCGGCAAGCGCAGCACAGGCGGCGAAATCGACGAACGGGGCTGCCGCGAACGCAGCCGGGAGCTTCGCGCCGCTCGTCGGCAGCAAAGCAGCCTCGGGTTCGTCGGCTTGCGCTGCGGGAGGCGAAACAAATGCATCGGCTGCGAAGGGTGCCGTCGGAGGCGAAGCGAGCAGCGCCGGCGCTCAGACGCAAGCCTCGGCATCGACGGCACGGTCCGGGACGGGCTCGGCCGCCGCCGGATCGACGGCGGCCGGAACCGGCGCGGGTTCCTTCGAGAGTTCGTTCGCGGCCGGAGCTGGAGCGTCCGCTTCGATAATTGGCTCGAAGCAAGCGCAGGGAATTGCCTCCAGCGCGGGCGGCGCGACTTCGCAAACAAGCGGCGCGAAAACTGCCGCGGCGTCCGTGCTGGCCAACGCCGGGGCTTCCTCGAGCAGCACCGGCGCTGCGCAGCGCAGCGGCGCGGCGGCCTTCCTCGCGGGCGCGCTCGCGTCGGCAGCCGCTGCAAAGCTCGCGCTCGCGGCCGCGTACAGCGCCGCCGGTGCGCGCGCCCAGGCCGTGGGGAGCAGCGGCGCCGCGCGGATCCTGGCGCTCGCCTGCGCTACCGATCAGGAGGCACAAGCGCTGCTTTCGGCGTCGACGGGAACCGTATCGCTGTCCATGTCGCGCGGGGACGCCGCGCTGACCATCGACGAGATCGTGTGCGAGGATGAGTAATCCGCCGATCATTTACCCGGGGACGAACGCGAAGCTCCGCGCCGAGTTCAAGGACTTGGCGAGCGCCGACTTCGATCCGTCCACTGTACGCTTGCGCGTGAAGGCACCGAATGGGACCGTGACCACGAAGGTGTACGGGACCGACGTCGAAGTCGTTCGCGAAGCCGCGGGGATTTTCTACATGTGGTTTCTGCTCGATCAGAGTGGGTCGTACTACTTCCGCGGCGAAGGCGTGGGGACTGGCGTCAACGAAGTCGCAGCGGAAAAGAAAATCGTCGTTCGAGCGAGCGCGTTTTAAGCCATCATGGCAGACACCGTGGCTTTGCAAATTCGCGATCGGATCGTAGAGTTGATACGAGGGCTTGACACGACTGCGGACAGCGTCTTCGCGGCGGTGGTTTACCCGCTTGCCCGAAACGCACTGCCCGGCTGGATTGTGCGGCTCGGTGCGGAAACGATCGAGCCCGCCACGGCACCCGCGCCGCGCTTGTTCGAACGGCGTCGCGAAGTCGACGTCGTCGGATATGTGGAAGGCGATGACTTGGATGCGGCGGTTGAACAGATCAGTGGAGAAGCGCAGCGCGCGCTGGCCATGCCTGTGACCGGGCCCTGGAAGCTGCTGACGCTGCGCAGCATCATTCCCCACTTCGACTCATCGTCGGAGCGCCCGGTAGCAGAGATAGCGTTGCGTTATGAGGCGTTTTACATGACGCGGGAGAACGCGCCCGAGGTCGCCGCGTGAATACGCCGACACGGGCTTTGCATGAAGCGTTGATCCGCGCCGCCGAGGCAGCATTGGCGGCGTGGAAGAAGTGGCTTAAAGAGCAGGGATAGGTTTCCCGCCGAGCCCCGCCGCGATCGCATCGCGGCCGCGCCGGTAAGGGAAGAGTGCAGTAACGCCGGGCACGCTTAGCTCGCCGCGCCGCAGAGTCGGCCCCGCGAGCTGGTCAACGCCTCCCCGGGTTGGAGCAACTCAACCGGAGAGGCATCTATGGCCTTCGCATCAGGCGCTTTCAAAAAGCTGGCAATCAATGAAGAGGTCACATTCGGCACGCTCGTCGCCGCCGGCGGCATCTATCTCGACCGCATCGAGAGCACGGTCGATCTGACCAAGGACGCGTATCGCTCGGCGGCCATCCGCACCGACCAGCAGAAGACGATCAGCCGCCACGGCATGCAGAAGGTCGGCGGCCCGATCCGGGGTGAACTCAATCCCGGCGCGTATTCACGGTTCATGCAAGCGCTGCTGCGCCGGGATTTCGCCACCGGTGCGACGACCGGCGCGCAGACCACGATTTCGGCTGACAACACGACGCACACCTTCAACCGTTCGGCCGGATCGTTCCTCACCAACGGCTTCAAGGTCGGGCGGGTCGTCCAGGCCTCCGGCTTCGTCGCGAGCGGCAACAACACGCGACGCTTTCTGGTGACCTCGGTGACGGCGACGGTCATGGGCCTGCTCAATCTCGACGGCTCGACGGCGACGCTTACGACCGAAGCCGCCGGCGCGACCGTGACCATCACCGAAGTCGGCAAGACGACCTACGTCCCCTCGAGCGGGCACACCGACAAGAGCTTCTCGATCGAAAGCTTCTATTCCGACATCAATCAGTCGGAGGCGCTCGTCGGTTGCAAGCCGACGTCGATGGACATCACCGTGCCGACGACCGGCCTCGACACCGTCGAATTCTCCGTCCTGGGCCAGAAACTCCTCCGCAACACCTCGGCCCAGCTCACCACGCCGAGCGCGGCGATCGGCGGCAACGGCCTCGCCAGCGCGAATGGCGTGATCCTGATTCAGGGCGCCAGCATTGGGATCATTAACTCGCTATCGATGAAGATCGACGGGCAGCATGCTGTCGATGGCGTCGTGGGCTCGAACTTCACGCCGTTCGTGTGGCCAGGTCCGATCGTCGGCACCGGCAATTTCACCGCCTTCTTCCAGGATGCGGTGATGCGCGACTACTTCGCCGACGAGACCGAAGTCGCGATCACGCTGCTACTGACGGCGAGCAATGTCGCCGCGCCCGAGTTTCTCGCCTTCACCGCGTCGCGCGTGAAGGTCAATGGCTTCACGAAGGACGATAAGGAGACGGGCGGGATCAAGGGCAGTGGGACGCTCGAGTTCCTGCGCAATACCGCGGGCGGCAGCGGCACGAGCTCCGACGATTCGACTTTCACGGTGCAGGACAGCCTGGCGCCGTAAAACCGCTCCCGCCGGCCCGGGTGCCATCAGCCCTCGCAGGCTTGGCACCTGGGCGTCGGGCGGGGGATTTCGACCACTCACTATGCGAGGGCGATATGGACCTTTCAAAACTGCAAGCGATTCGCGATGCCGAGAGCGCCGATTTCATCGTCAGAGATCCAGCGACGGACGCGCCCGTGATTATTTTGACGCTCGCCGGACCCACGCATCCGGCGCGGGTCGCGCTTACCAAGAAGTACGAGGGACAGCTCGGCACCGCGCTCGCGCGCGCGAGTGATCCGCGCAAGGCGTTGCAGCGGAGCTTCCTAGAAGTGGCCGATCCGGAAGTGCGCGCCGAACGCGATATGGAGCTTTTGATGGTGGCAACGCTCGGCTGGAAGAGCGCCGACGGTTCGCCGGCTGATCAGCCGTATGACGCGACGACGATGGAGAGCCTGTATCGCGAAAAGGCGTGGTTGCGCAAACAGGTTCGCGAAAAGCTCGCCGACGACGAGGGTTTTACGCAGAGGTCGCCGACCAGCTCATAGCCTACTGCGAGCAACAGTTCAGACTCGACCGGAGAAAGAAGGATGGCGGCACAGAGCGCGAATGGCTGGAAAAGATCGAGCGGCATATCGGCAGACCGCATCCGGGTCTGCAACCGCTCCCTTTCCCGCCGGCGGCCGCCTATCTCCTCGATTGGTTTG